CTCGCCTCAAGGCATACTCTGATATGGGGTACAAGCTTTACTGTGAAGCCATAGATCGAGGGATTGCACGAGAGCAAGCTAGGTTGTTCATGCCGATGAACCTTTACATCGAATTTATTTTCTCGATCAACGCTCGCAGCCTAATGAATTTCCTGAGCCTTCGCAACGAAGACAATGCTATTTACGAAATTCAAGAGTACGCCGATGCCATTGAACAATTGTGGGGAGACGTGATGCCAGATACCGCAGCGGCGTTTGTCGGGAATAACCGGATCGCCCCATGAAGACCCTAAACCTTCAGGATCTCGTAGACCGCTTGGATTACGACAAGCTCTACGAGGATCTGGGATGGGAGCCGACGTTCTCGTCGGGGGATGAGGACAAGGGTTACTGTCTCATGACCCAGAACCATAAGAACGGTGACACCACGGGCAAGCTTGCAATCAACCGGAGCAAGGGTGTCTATAACTGCTGGGTCTGCGGCGGCGGGTCGATGCTAAGCCTGGTGATGGAGGTCAAGGGCATCGACTATTCGTTGGCGACCGAGTACCTCTACCAATTTGTCGATGCGTACTCGAAGGAGTCTCCGCAGGACTTCTATTCGCGAGTCGCCAAGATGATGGAGAGGCCGAAGGAGGAAATTAAGCCACTTCCTCATTTCAACGAGCGAGTCATCGAGTCCTGGACTGATAAGTTTCACCCATGGTTCGTAGATCGCCATATCTACGAGGATGTCCGTGAAGAGTTCCGCCTCGGCTATGATGCCGTCGCTAAGCGGATGACCAAGGACGGCTCCTACGAGGGACCAGCGATTATCCTTCCCCACTTTTGGAAGGAACGCCTAGTCGGCTGGCAGTCGCGCTGGCTTGATCCCGACCGTCCCAAGTGGCTCGGCAAGTACACCAACACAACCGACTTCCCGCGCGAGACAACCTTGTGGGGCTATGACAGGGCGAAGACTCAGAAACAGCCACCCATCATCGTAGAGTCCGTGCCCACAGCGCTGATGTTGATTGGGCAGGGCTACTCGGCCGTCTCGACCTTCGGATCTCAGATTACAAGGGAGCAGTTGCGCCTCCTGCGAGTGTTTGTTTACCAAGGCGTGATCTTAGCTCCCGATAATGACCTGGCTGGTACAAATTGGATGAATACGGCCATGAAAGAGTTAGATCGATACGTCAAGATCCTTCGCGTCCCTCTCGTAGAAGGAGAGGGGGCGGATCTCGGAGATTTGAGTCCCGATGAGGTATCGGTTCACCTGAAGGGGGTGACTTATGGGTTTTAAGAAGTACCAATCAGTCGAAAAGACCGAGGTGGTTTCTAAGCAAGGCCACGCGGCGATTGCCGATGAACTTCGCAAGACGGGCAAGACCAGCGTCGGCGAAATGTCCGATTCGGAAAGAGCAACTGTCTCTGACCGTTTGGACGAAGAGGACTCGTAAGCACGTCCCTGTAAACTACGCAGTAGAAATAAACGCGCACCGAAGTAGCTCTTGTAGCTCAATAGCGCTAACTAACGAAAGGAAAAACAAATGCCGGATTTTCGGCGCGGAATGACCGCAATGCAGGAGGCCGCTGATGCTCAGCGGGGCCAGGGCACCAATCCTTATCCGACGTTCGTACGTCAGATCCAGTGGAACAACGACCGCGAAGAGAAGTTCATCGCTTTTCTCAATCGCGCAGAGGACATTCCAACCGTGGAGCTTCACAGCTTTATTCCGGTTGGAACGGGAACCAGCAAGGCTGGTAAGACCTACACCAAGTATGAGCAGTTCATTTCTCGTACTGATCCGGCCATCGGCGAGGCGGCAGATGATCTGACCGACCGCCTCGGCCGCAAGGCTCAGCTACGAACCATCGCAGCAGCGGTGGAGCTTGAGCCAACTTACTCAACGGTGAATGGCCGTAAGCGTCCTACGGGATTCGAGGTCAAAACGGAAACCTTCACCCGCAAGACCGAAGACGGGGGAACCGAGGAGGTCGAGGCTCCGTTGATCGGAGTCATCGTCCAATCCAGCAACAACTTCTTCGGTTGGGTTGGCTCGTTCAATGAGTCAACGGCTCCGATTGAGGAAGTGCCGCTACAAATCCTTCGCCGGGGCAAGGATGCAAACACGGCGTACGATTTCACGCCGTATCTCGATCAGCCTATTGATTACGGCAATCTGTTTGAGAACATCGGCGGGGTTGCCTACCTGCGCGGGGAGCTTGACGACCTCGACCTGACCGCTGAGCCTCTGGATGTAGCACTAGAGATCGGTGACCGCCTGCTCGATAAGCGGCTCAATGAGCTTGCCGATGCCGAGCGCTACGAGCGCCTTGTCGGACCGATCGATCACATTGAGGACCGCTTCGGAGGCGGTAGCACGCCTGCTCCCGCAAAGGCACCGGCCCGCCCTTCGCAGCGCGAAGCTGGCCGCGCGGGTGCCAATTTCCAGGCGCTTAGGGCGATGCACGAGGGCTAATGCAAGTAACGGATGATCATATCGCTAAAGGATTTGAGCATCTCGAAACCATAGCCATGGTGCATTATGGCAAGGACTCTAGAGAGTATGCAGAGGCCATAAGTGCTCTGTCTGAATTCTTTGGATTAGATCATTCGGCTCAGTCGTATCTCATTGAACGGGTGGGTGATTTTGTTCCAGATTCACGGGCAGCAGCAAGATCATGGGTAATTATCGGTTTCCTGATTGGGATGGCGACTGCCCAGCATGGAATTGAATCCATCTAAGGGTATACTTTGTTATACCGATGGGTCCTTCTCAACAAAGGAAGGACCCGGTGGTTGGGCGTGGGTGGCGGTTGACGGATTTGGAGCAGTAGTTGAAGGCTCTGGATTCGTCCCGCCCCCTACGACCAATAACCGCATGGAGATGCAAAGCCAAGTTGAGGCTTTGCAGAGCTTATATGACGAGTACGGATCGTGCGAAATCGAAATTGTCTCTGACTCAAGTTACGTAGTGCTTGGTTGTCAGTTCCCTAGTCGTGCTAGGAACGTAAACCAAGATCTGTGGGATGCCTTAGACGAGGCCGTCCTACTTCATAACTGGGTTCAGTGGCGACATGTACGTGGTCATATAGGGGTCAAGTACAACGAGCAAGCAGACAAGCTTGCCGTTAAGGCAAGGAAGGAGGCCAGATGGAAGTAAATCTTGGCAATAGAAGGAAGGAGGTGAAATGACTAGTACTGCAAATACGATGACAAGGAAGGAGCGCGTTTATTCCTACCTCAAGTCACAGCGCAAGTACGTTCCCGGATACGAGCTAACCAAGCCAGAGATCGGCGGAACCGAGGGCTTGCGTCGTTTGCGCGAGCTTCGCGCTGAGGGAATTGACATTATTTCCCGCAAGAACCCCGAGACGGGTTCTTATGAATACAAGATCAAGCGATAGGTAAGTGTATGTGTATCTTTTGTCCTCTGCATAATCATAGTGAGTTCTCAGCACTTGACGGTCTATCCACCTGTCGCGAAATTGTGCAGAGGGCAGAAGAACTCGGGTGCCCCGCTGTCGGTATCACAGATCACGGTACCGTCAGTGGGCACCTAGAGTTTGCTCGTGCCTTGAAGGATAAAGGCATTAAGCCCATCTTCGGCTCGGAGCTTTATCACGGCGTAAAGCCGAAGGGATTCTCTAACTGGACCCGGAACGAGCGCGATCAAGCGCATTTTGTCGCGGGTGCCATGACGAGCGAAGGTCTAAAGAACCTTTGGCGTCTCGTAGATAGTGCTTCTAAGAACTTCCGCTATGTCGGTCGTGTCCACTGGGACGACCTGGAGCGCTACAGCGAAGGGCTGTTCGCTACCTCAGCCTGCATTCAGGGGTTGGTCCCTCAGGGTCTAGAGAATGGGGACCTGACGGCCCTGGATAAGTACCTTGAAATCTACAAGGACAATTTCTTCATTGAACTCCACACCTACCCTGGGAGCGACCAAGAAAAACTCAACCTGATGCTTGCGCAAGTAGCGCAAGAGCGTGGGATCCCCGTGGTGTACGCCAACGATGCTCACTTCGCGTTCCCCAATCAATACCCCGTCCACGACGCATACGTGGCGATGCAGACAGGTGAGTCCGTCGATACGCCGATCCAGGATCGCAAGATGTGGCACCCGATGGCTCTTTACATGATGGATGAGTTCGAAATCCGTGATGCTCTGCATTATCTTCCTGCTTCTCTCGTTGATGAAGCCCTTCGTAATACCGTCGAAATAGCTGAGCGTTGCGATGTAGAACTTCCTGCGGTAAGTCGCCACTTGCCAGCGTTTATACCTAGTGAGTGTCCTTACCTAGAGGTAGAAGAGGAGGAGTCGGCCGCCAAGCTCTTCATTGACTTGGTGGAGGCTGGGATCCATGAGCGTTATGGAGACAATCCCGATCAATCGATCTGGGATCGTGCGGAGAAGGAAATGACGGTCTTCCTTGAAGGTGGACTAGAGCATTACTTCCTTCAAGCATGGGACTTCTGTCAGTTCTGTGATCAGGAAGAGATCACTAGAGGTCCAGGACGAGGATCGGCAGCCGGAGCCCTGGTGTCATACGCACTAGGCATCACAGACGTAGATCCGATTCGCTACAAGCTTTCGTTCGAGAGGTTCTATAACCCCGGCCGCGCCAAGGGCTTCCCTGATATCGATAACGATTTTCCCCAGGGTGATCGCAAGAAGATCAAGGAGTACCTGGCAAAGCGATGGGGCTCGAACAACGTGCGCTCCATCGGAACGGTCACGCGCATGAAACCCAAGGCAGCGCTGGACAAGACCTATAACGCCATGGGCGTTACGTTCCTCGAAAAGGAACAGGTAAAGAAGATCGTTGCTACCGTCCCTGATATCGAGATCCTTGGGTCCGACTCTATCGGCTGGAAGGATGACGGATCGGGGAAGAAGATCTACGTGTGGGATCATGTGGGTGGTCATATTCAGCGATGGATTGACCAACAGCCTCAAGATCGGCGCACGATTCTCTCTCGTTGGATGAATTTTCTTGAGGTTGTGACCTCTCGTGTCTCCGGATACGGCGTGCATGCCTCAGGAGTGGTTGTGTCAGATATTCCTCTAGATGCGGAACTGCCTTCAATGTGGTCTGCCTCTCAGGAGTGTCAAGCAACGGTATTCCCGATGACGGAAGTGGAAACGCGCCAATTCGTCAAGCAGGACATTCTTGGTCTCCGAACGCTTGACACCCTACAGGATTGGCATCGTCAAGTCAAGGAGGGCCAAGGTGTAAACGTGAAGTGGTCCGGTCTAGAAGCCAAGGATCATCCTGTAGAAATGTGGGAGATGCTTGACCGTGGTTTGGCTACGGGCATCTTCCAAATTGAAGATAAATCTTTCGTCCGTCAGCTAGCGATTGACTTCAAGCCCCGGTCGGTAGAGGATCTATCGATCATTGTTGCTTTGAACCGTCCTGGTCCTATCCGCTCTGGAACCGTAGATCGATTCGTAGCTCGTCGCCGTGGCGATGAACCGGTGGATTACGATCATCCCTTCCTAGAGAGTATCCTAGAGGACACCTACGGCCTATTCATCTATCAGGAGCAGGTAATCTCTCTGTTCTCGAAGATGGGGTATTCGGAATCTGACGCCGATGCCGTCCGGAAGATTCTCGGTAAGAAGAAGCCCGAAGACATGAAGGCCTTGCGCAACGGCAAGGGCGAATGGAAGGGTAAGGGCTACTCGGACATCGCTCCAAATTTCTTAGGATCGTCTAGTGACGCGATCTGGAGCAAGTTGGAGGAGTTCGCGCTCTACTCCTTCAACAAGTCGCATTCGCTCTGCTACGCAACGATTGCCTTCAGGACCCTGTACGCGAAGTATTACGCGCCCGCCGAGTTCATTATGGCGTGCATCCGAACCAATCCGGATGATGCCGGGCTCTACGTTGCCGAGGGTCGCCGCCTAGGGATCACCGTCCGCCCGCCCGACATCCGCAAGTCAGAGGTGGACGTAGCGGTAAAGGACGACGCCATTTATTTCGGACTCTCGAATGTCAAGGGCGTAAAGAATGCTGCCGCATATATCAAGGAGCTAGCGGAGCGTCATAACGTCTGGTCCCTTGAGGATTTCCAGCAGGCCCTTGCCCTGGAGAGCGAGGATTGGACGGCGCGGAAAAAGGCTCACAAAGAAAGTGGAAACCCCGCCCAGTTCAAAGAACCATCGCCCAAAATGCGTTGCAAGTCCAACCTCATAGAAGCGCTAAATCGCGTAGGAGCCTTTGACGCTTACGTGGAGAGGTCGGTGTCCATGTCAGTCATTCAAGAGGCTGAGAAGGAGCTTCTGGGCATTATCCTGACGGATAACAGTGATGAAGCGTTCGCCAACAATCAGGACTTGGTAGACGAGTGCGACGAGTACCAGTGGTTCCAAGATTCGGTATCTGCAACGGCTGCTAGACTTCCAGGAACTATTGTAAATATAAGGCCTGTCAAGACCAAGGCGGCAGGAAAAGATATGGGCATCATCAAGATCGAGTGGGGCTCAGAAACCATAGAGTTCGCTGTGTTCCCTCAGCAGTGGATGGCATACAAGTTCTTGTGGAAGGAACGAACGCCAGGAATCTTTATGCTCAAGAAGACGGACCGAGGGATTCACTTCGAGGATGGAATGAAACTATCATGAACAAGGGATATAGTGACAAGCGCTGACGATATCGCTAAGCGCTTTGAGCGTAAGTTTGGGCACAAGGCGGCGGCATCGGGACGGTTCACTCCTGTAACTTCTGTGACCCCTACGGGTATTCTCTCTTTGGACTATGCCCTGGGAACAGGCGGTTGGCCTGACGGCACAGTCATTGAGGTCTTCGGACCGCCCGACATTGGAAAGTCATCCATCATCGGCTTCAATGCCATTGTCGAAGCCCAGAAGATGGGTAAGATGTGTGGCCTTGTTGCCGTAGAGCCAGGCTTCGATCCTGCCTGGGCCGAGAAGAATGGCGTGGATCTCGATAAGCTCGTCATCGTATGGCCGGATGAAGGAGAACAAGCCTTCACTGCGTTATACGAGATGGTCATGGATGATGATATCCAGTTTATTATCTTTGACTCTATCGGGGCGATCCTTCGCCCCTCTGAAGCGGGGGATAATGGGAGGCCTTCCCAGGGTGGTCAGTCTGCGCTGATCACTTGGGGTATTAAGCGCATTCAAACTCCTGCGTGGAAGCGTAAGAAGACTATCATCCTGTTAAACCAAATCCGCGATGACATGAACGCCCGTATTCCAGGCATGGTGGAATCTCCCGGTGGACACGCGCTCAAGCATACGGCTGAGATCCGAGTCCAGCTAAAGCCGGGCCGAGAGCGTTACACAGTGAAGGTCGATGGCGATGATGTCATTGCGGGTCGATCTATCGTCGCCGTTATCAAGCGCACCAAGAAGGACGAGGGAACTAACAAGCGCGCGGTCTTCGATCACTACTCGATGGAGACCGATGATCTCCCATTCGGCGTCGATAAGATATCTGATATATTGAACACCGGTAAGCGAACCGGTGTTCTAAAGACCGGAGGAGGCGGATGGTATTACCACGACGTATTCCCCGGAGGGAAAATTCGAGGATCCGCCGACGCCACGACCTTCTTCGAAGGGAACCCCGGTGCCATAAATACGATCCGAGATGAAGTTCTAAAGGTTCTTAACGTTCGCAACGTAACAAAGCCGGTTTTCCGGACCGATCCACAGGAGGATAGTGATGGGTAAGATGAAGCGTAACGCGGTGGATTTGCCATGCACAGACGAACTAGTCTACATAGGGGGTCCATTCGCGCGGTCCCCGCTCCCCCGCAAGAGCGGTCGCCCGGCATCGAACCTCCGCATCATGGAGGTGCGGATTAAGGGCTCCGGAAACATCGAGGCGGATTACGTCTGGTCTTCGGGTGCCTGCAACCTCACCGGCACGATGGAGATCCCATACGTTCGCTCAGACGGCGACGGCCTCGGCGGACTAGTAGGAGAGATCTGCACCCTGTGCGAGGACATCTTTCACCAGATAAGGAAGACTCGCGAATAATGACTAAGAAGGAAGTTTCGGTGACCCATGAGAACTGGGTCGCCAAGACATATGGAGGTGTTCGCTCTCGCAGCAGCGGCGCTTCGGATACGGACAAGGGCGATGTACGTGTCAAAACCTTGGAGACGATCTTTGAGTGCAAGGCCACTGGTATTCCAGGGGAGAGGTCTAAGCGCTCAACGATTCTGACCCAGTTAGAAAAGGTATCGGACGAGGCTTGGGCAGAGGGCAAAAGAGCGGCCCTCTGCCTACGTCTTTTCTGTCCCGAGTCTCCTCTGGCAGGAGTCGAAGGCTGGGTGGATCTCACGGTCCGGCCGACACGAGACGACGCCGAAAGAGAGTTGCGTGATTAAGCTCAAGAAGACCGACTTCGTTCGAGGTCTTGTCAAGAACCACAAGCTAGCTCAGCATATCGACAGCGCTATCGCCCAAGATGAATTTACGTGGTCGGCTGAGTTCGGTCCCAAACTGGGCGACGATGCCTGGCATCCGAGTGGCGACTGTACGCCGAAGGCGATAGACCTATATCATCGTGGAGTTAATGCTCTTGCTCGTCTTGAAGGTAAGCCTCATCCCGTATCCCTTAAGAAAACTTTCCAGGTTGGTCATTTCTGGCATGCTTACATTCAATACATCGTAGTCGAAAAGCTCGGTTTCTGTGGCTGGGACGCCATCGAGGTTAAGGGACAACGCCGCTGGGATCCGGGACCCTTTCGGTGGGCCACAGGATCAGCCGACATCGCCCCGTGCAAGCTCCCCGTTCACGGCGACTACCTCATCGATATCAAAACGATGGGCTCGTTTGATTTCAAGCAGATGAGCCTTCCGGCCTGGTGTGCTCCCAAGTACGAGGCCCAGGTTAATATCTACATGGACTGGTTTGACCTAGAGCGGGCCATCATCCTGTGCGTCTCGAAAGATTCGCCTCATGATTTCAAAGAGTATGAGTATGTTCGTAACCAACCGCTTATCGACGCAATCTATGAAAAGTGGAAGTTCGTAGGTGATTGCATAGCAGCGGGCGAAGAGCCCGAGGACCGAGAAGAGATACTGCCCTTCGTCGGTCCAAAGTTGTGAGGTTGGCGTCCATCGACCCCGGCGCGGGTCGTATGGGCGTAGCCATTCTCGATTACGACGAGAAGACAAATGTGGTCGAGTATGTCTACTCGACCTATTGGGAAACGCACAAGCCGGACTCCATGAAGTATCAGGAGTACCGGCTTCGCGTCGTTCAGGAGATGGTCGAGAACGCCGAGCAACTCTTCGCGTTTCACGAGCCCGATCAGGTCGCTTGCGAAGTTCTTCCGGTCCGGGGCTTCACCAATTCCTCCCAAGTATTCTTGGCTCATGCTGCCCTAGCTGCGGTCCAGGGCATCGCTTTTGCTTTCGGCGCTCAGGTGACCCAGGTGGCCGCTGTGACAGTAAAGAAGCGCATCGGCGGGAGTCCCAAAGCAACTAAGGTAGCGGTGCGGAATGGGGTATTACAATTGCTACCAGAACTTGCGCCTAAGAAGAGCAAGTGGACCAAGGTGTTTGATGAGTCAGACGCTATTGCTATTGGTCTCACTACATTGGGGTACTCTAACAGTACCCCATGATATATTGGAGATTATGGCGCAAGTTAAGGGACAGCTTACGGAGGAGATTCCCAAGCACAGGATTCTTCGAGAGATCTTTCGGCACTATATCGAGTTCCGAGAATATGTAGGACACACCGGACATCATGTAATCGATCACGGATACTTCATCTATAATGATGATGGGACAGTCAAGCAGAAGATCAGCGTGACAATAAGCTTCTGGGACCTGATGGATGGTCTCAAGGATTTGTCTCCACGGAAGCGTGAAGCTGTATGGTATAATGTCATACTCGATCAGAAGCAGAGAGACGTGGCGAAGCTTATGAAAATCACTACCGTGTCAGTCGGACAATATGTTGAGCAGGCGATGAAGCAGCTAAGCGAGCGCTACTTCGCCGATGACACGATCATTCTCAATGGCGTAGTGATCACAAAGCCCGCTTTCGTAGATGATGAAGTAGGGTTGATCATCTAATGTGGCGACAAGAAGAGGAGACTCCTGAATTTGAGGAGGGTAAGACGTACACCAATCGTCAGCTAGAGCTTATGGCTGACGATTGGCTGCGTCAGGACGCGCGTTCAGAGATCTGCCGCGAATGCAAGGGGAGGGGAAAACATACGGGCCAGGTCCGCTCCGAAAGCCAGGGGCTCAAGGACGAAGCCGGTAACGAATTGGTCTTGGAGTTTGTTGAATACTCCTGCATGCAAGGCCATATCTGGTATCAGGGAGAGGGTGAGGCGAGGGGGATCGGAGGCGCAGATCCCATTCTTTTCGAGGAGCACTTGCAGAGTCGTCGTCGTCGGGAGATCTTCCCGGTGAACGGCACCCCGGATCCGTCCATCGTGGCGGGGATCTACAACCGGTCTCACCCTCAGGGCCGCAAGATCAACAGCGAACACGCGAGGAAGAAGCACGGCGCTTCGTGGTACCGCTAGATGCCTGCCTATGAATACAAATGTGACCATTGCGACGTAGTGAAGGAAAGCTATGTCAGCGTTCCGATTGTCTGCCGAGGCTGTGGGGAGAACATGAGGCGCGTCTATGGCTTCAACACAACCAACATGCCTACTAATGCAGGGAGTAAGATGAATGGCTCAAGCAATCAAAAATGAGCGAGTCCTCGGCGGTGTATGGCAGGAGCTTCCCACTACTATGGGACAGCCAATCACTATCGATGACTACTTCAAAAATAATCCTGGAAGTGGCGATACGATGTGGTACACGCCATCCAGGGCCGAATTGGAGTTAGAGAACTACTGTCGGAGCGCCTCGGCGTGGAACAACGAGGATCCTAGTGAGTTCCCACTGCAAATGGAGTGGGCGCAGATTCAAGAGTGCCCCGAATGCGAGCAGGTTGCCGTCATGGCGAATAGCGACTATATCTGCGTAAGGTGTAGACATTCCCAAATTTGATCCCAAGAAGAAGAACGGGACGACGGTTTCCACCAAGGTCCCGCAGATCATCGAGACCCGCTGCAAGGTCTGTCAGTCTCAGCATCGGGCGCTGATCGACAAGATGCTCATCGCCGGGCTCTCCTACTCGGAGATCGAACGCCACTTCGGGTTCGCCAATATCTCGCGCAAGTCGATTGCCTCCCACAAGGACAAGCACTTGGGATACGAGGATGCGGCCATCCGTGAGGTCATCGAGCGCGAAGCCCAGGCCGCCCAACGTAATTATGAAGAGGGCGTGACCCGTCTTGTCACTAAGAATACTTATCTTGAAGTGGCGCTCCAAAAGGCCTATGACGCGCTAATCAATAACGATGCCATCGTGGAGCCCAAGGATGCGGTGAAGGTCATCGAGACGCTTCAGAAGCTCCAGAATGAGAATCAAGATGTGGCTCTTGACGAACTAAGGATCCAGTTCCAAATGTTCATGCAGGCGGTGAAGGAGCTTGTGGAGCGCGAGCGCTGGGAGTCCATCGTGGGTCGAACCGCCGACCTCCTGCGCGCTACCGGGCGCGAGGTAGATTTCACCCAATCAGAAGAGGAAGAGAAGACCCCCGCCGAAGCCGTAGCGGCCTTGACCGAAGTTGTAGAAGCTGAAGTTATCGAGTGAGGTTACTCGACCAGGAGATGATGAAGGTGATCACCGACTCTGATCGGCCGGGCGATTACCTGATCCTGGAAGAGCATGAAGACTTTCCGGGTCAATGGCTCGTTCAAAGTCTAGGGTCCAGCTTCCTTCTGGACTTCAAAGACATGATCGGCAACCATCGACTGTTGAGTCCCAATAAGCTTCAGGATTTTACTAAGCGAGCCGAGGAGCTTGACTACATCGTGATCTTCGCTGAGGAGCCGACAGAGATCTTAAAGAGCTATGAGCGGCTTAACGAAAAGCCCCAAGTCGAGATCCTGTCTTCCTTGCCGGGAACGACGAAGGGCTTTCTGCCTTATCAGCTTCAGGGATATAACTTCTTGAAGGATCAAAAGGCGGGGGTGGCAATGTGGAGCACGGGAACGGGAAAGACCGTGTTGGCTGCTTCCCTACTCAAATACCATGCGGATCTTGGTGACTTCGACGTTGCGTGGGTTGTCGTGAAGGCACATAACAAGGTTAATACGCAACGTACCCTCAAGCGGCTGGCCGATATCGATTCGCTGGTGTTGGATGGCCCACAGAAACGCCGACACGAAGCCCTTGCTGGCCTTCTTGAAGACCCAGCGAGTCCGAACGTCGTCATTACCAATTATGAGAAGTTCCGCATCGACCAAGCCCATTTACTTCCTCTGTTTCAAAAGAGGGTTCTGATTATTTGGGATGAGATGCCAACGAAGTTGAAGTCGCGCAAGACCCAGCTTTACAAATCGATCCGGAAGTGTCTCTATACGAAAGTCGATCTTTCGGCTGAACGCCCCGCCGACCTGCGGCAGTACATGCTATCAGCGACCCCCATCGAGAACGGCCCTGAGGACTGGTACAACTGCGTTCGCCTCTTAGATCCCTCGGTCTACGGGAAGATCAATGACTTCCGAGATGAATACGTCCAGAGCTATAACCCGTTTAGTTACGAGCCCCAGGTTTGGCAAAACCTAGACAAGATGGGGTTGAAGGCTGCCCATATCACCCATCAAGTAGATAAGGATTCCCCCGAGATCTCGGCTCAATTTCCTCAGGTGATCGAGGAGCCGTATTACATCGACTGGGATAAGGGGGATCGAGCGATCTATAACCTTCTAGCCGAGGAGGCCAAGAAGAAGGTTATAGATCGGGACTACTTTGATACACAGGGCGTCTTCGGGTTTCTTCAGGTTATGCAGATGCTCTGTAACGCCCCATCGATGGTGAGCAATTCCGCCTCGTTACGGGAGGCCTGGGATCTGGGGATTATTTCTCAGAAGGCGGGATCAGAGGTGGCCCTAGAGCTTCAAAGGATCCTGACGAGAAAACTAAATGACGATGCCCATACCAAGCTCCAGACACTAAAGGAACTTCTCCTAGAGACCCATCCGAATGAGAAGGTCGTCATCTTCTCGTCCTATTCGGCCACCTTGCTTCCGATCCTAGAAAAGCACCTAAATGATTGGTTGGTCCCCTACGTGACGTATGAGGGAACGGCCAAGGAGAAGCAAAAGGCTCAGGACTATTTCACGAACGAAAATTTCGTGCGCGTATTTCTATCATCTGACAAGGGAAGCGACTCGATATCCCTTGAGCAGGCGTCGGTCGTGATCCACTACGACCTTCCCTGGAAGTGGTCCACCTATATTCAGCGCCAGAATCGCATCCATCGCGTGACCTCCGAGCATGACAAGGTTCGCTACTACACGCTCATGATGGCGGATTCGGTGGAAGAACGTAAGCTAAAAATCCTAAAAAAGAAGCAGAAATTCCATAACGAGGTTTTCAAGGGGGCTATTTCTGACCAGAGCGAGTCAGCCCAAATGACCTCGGAGGATTTGCTATATATTCTAGGCGTCGGCTAGCCCGACGCTGCCATAGTTCCCGAGGTACTTCTTGGTCGTGGGCGCTGTCCCGCCGATGCTGGCACCGGTCTGAGAGAAGTCGTTGAACAGCGCCCGGATCGTGGCTCCCGCCTGGTTGGAGTTCACCGCGTCCTTAGTCGTCTGGAAACGGTTTCCACGGAGGGTAAGGGTCACCACTTCGTTGATCTCAATGGCTCGGCCACCCGTGGAGTTGTCGAAGAAGGAACACCCTTCAACTTCGATGAGCGACCCCGAACTACCCGTGCGCGCCGTAATGTGCGCGAAGGCTTGACCCGTGAATTGGACTCCCGAGACCTTAAGCCGAACGTTGGTCGCCGAATCAAGTTTGATAACGAACTGGTTGTTTGACGGCCAAATCCCTCCTCGCACCGAAATTCGCGCCCCGTTCGCGATGACCGATATCTGTGGGTAAAAGGTCGTAGCCGCTGCCCCATTCATAACGCAGCCATTAAATTCAGCATCTCCTTCGACCTGGACGGCGCTGCCCGGATGATCGAAGCGGCAACCGGTAAAGATTGTCGGGACCTGCGAGTTGGTGATCACGCCCTGAACGTCTACGGGGATATTAGGGCCAAACCAGCAGTCGGTGAAACGGGCGTACTTGGGAGTGCCCGTGCCGCTAAAGGACTGGAAATACCGGCCCTTCACGTTGTCGAAGCGGCAACGAGTAATGCTGAAGGCCACTGGCTCGTAGATGTAGATGCAATGGCAGTGGAACGTGTCGGCGGTTTCGCCGGTCTTGGAGAAGTCGCAGTTGTCAACGATCAACTCTGCGCCCAGGGCTCCAGGGATAACTAATCCCATAGACCCAGGGGTGATAAAGTTGGCTCCCTCTATTCGGGAGTTGTAAACCTCTACCCGATGAGTACCACCACTCCAAGTTCGGACGCTATAAGCAAAGCCAGAAATATAACAATCATTGATAACCAGGGTTCCGGTTGTTGTAGATGAATGAAAGACGGCTGTATTGTCAACAGTTGATGACGAGCCCGAGAGTGTTGGCCCTACCATCTTGAGCGATCTGAACACGCAGCGGCTCCCGATCCCGCTGCACTCGATAAAGTTTTTTCCTCCAGTGCTGACCGTCCCGCTGTGCTTTAGGACGCTCGATTCCCCGTCGCCGATGAGGGTTATATTGCCGGTAACGGATATTGCCTTGGTGCTCGCGGACGATAGCGAATAAGTGCCCTTCGGGAAGTAGACCGTCCCGCCCGCGCCCACTGCGGTGACGGCAGCCTGTACGGCAGCCGTGTCGTCCGTAGTTCCGTCTCCAGTCGCCCCATAGGCTTTGACGTTGGTAAACGATCTTGCGTCTGCTAACGCGCTGTTGTAAACGCGCTGCTCCAAGTCCATCAGCGCTGAGGCGCTGATTGGCGTGGTTACTGAGGGGTTGTTCTCCCATGATTTCGGAACAAAGCTCATCTAGTTTTTATGGATAAGTAGTAAGGCTCGGATAAAGCAAATTGCTCGGATAATTATGTGGCGCGACATCTATAACAGGCACGATCATCATCATGTTGACCCAGGCGTACGTCTTTTTCCCCGCACTATCAGTCACCCGGAGAGTGCATTGGATCTCCGGACTACCAGCGGTATACGTGTGGGTTACCACCTGGCCCAGTGCTTCGGTGCCATCTCCAAAATCCCAGTGCCATTCGACTGGGTTCGCTCCCGCGAAGCTGCCGGTGAAGGTGTATTCTACATCAACCTCATGATGAGTTTGGGCGTACGTGTATGTGTCATATGAAGTCGAGATCGAAATGGGATCGCCGTCTGGCGAGACGGTGAATGAGGCCTCCGTCATCGCACTCGTCCTAGCTGAGCGTACTTAGGATTGATGTAAAACTTGTCGATTTTTCCTTCAGGGACAAGGGATTGGCCTCGAATTTGAAGGATTCGGGTCCGCTGCCCGAAGAGGACGCCATCAATTTCGGAATTGATGAGGTCTTGGAATTCAACCCACGTAGAGTCTTGGTTCCAAGCATTTCCTGTCGAGGCCCGGCCAGCCCAGTTAATGGCTCTACGCGAGATTTTCAGGTTGTCGATCCACCACGTCTGGGTCGCGTTGATCTGGGCGATGACAAACTTATAGTTGCCTGCTTGTTCATCGCCTCCGGGAATCAGCGGAATTTTGTAGTGCTGCCAACGACTTCCTGAAGAAACTGATAGGGTGAGAGGAATGATCCTTCCTTGATCGCCTTCTAGGAAGGCCACCGGGAAAACGTTCTGGCCGACTGCCTCTGAGGGATACCAAAAGTCAAACTCGATAGTCGAGTTGAAGAAATCCTCAATGAGAAAGAACGAAGTTTGAATTCCCGATCCTGGTGGGGCCGTAACCTTCATAGATCCGTCGCTTGAACGAGCGTTGTAGAGATCCGCCGCGAGAGTTGCAGATTGGTAACCAAGTACCTGGCGGTCAACGACCTGAGGTGGTGTGCTTCCGACTATAAGCTGAGAGCCTTCGATAGGAGTGATCGACTCGAAGTTGTTGCTGATAATTTCTCCGAACATTTGGGAGCGCGAAGAAATCGAACCGACCCAGGCGTCTCCGTCAGCCAGCCCGAGATCCCAGCCGAGACGGCCCTTACGCCGCTTCAGCTTGAAGCTATCTGTGATGGTCCCCGTATCAAATACCGCGTTGTAATCAATCTCTCCCGAACTGCTAATTTCGTATAGTTTTACCGAAATAGAGTTGTCTTGAAGGTCGAGGTTCAGGAGATATTGCTGATTGATGGTAAATACTCCCGCGAGATCGAAGATGTACTGATCAGACGAGGAAAGAGTCTCGGTCGTTGCGATGGTAAGCCGAGCGATGGAACCCCATTGCAACGTCACTTCGATCCAGGATTCCGAGATGGAGTCGGGAAGGCGTTCGAGGGCCGCCTGACTCTGGGTGTCGAGGTCGGTCTGACTCTGGGTGTCAAAATCCGTTTGGGGCCGGGGGTTATAGACGGCCTGTCCGAAATCGGGCTGATGCTTCAAGCTGTCAAGGTTTTCCTGAGAGTTTCCATAGAGCGGGTTGCCATTTGAGTCCCTGACAAGGGTGGCATCGAGGTCTAGCTGGGTAAGGAAGTCCTCCCTTCTTCCTCGGAAGTAAAACTTTAGGTAATTATCTAAATCGCAATGTCCGCTATAAAAATTACAAGACATCTTGCTATTGATGGGCAAGATGTCGGTATCGCTCTGTCTCCACAGGCGCGGGAACTTTGTTGTAGGGATGCTTCCGTCGCGATCCACAATCGAGACCAGTCGCTCGGTGCGGGTATCGATATCCAACTTCGTAGGGGTCCACGTCGATGGCAGGACGCGCAGCGCCGCGATTGTGACCACCGCGACAGCCGTGAGCGTGAAGCTAAATTTCACCGTGTCTGGTTGAAGAACCGTTCCTAGGGCAGAGACCGGCCATTTGACTTCCTGGTTTCCAGTTACGGGATTTGCGGCAGTGAAGTAGAGCCTTTGGGTCGTGCTTCCTTGGGTAAATTCTACGTAGGAGACCGATAGATTGATCTTGTCCCCCGGGAAAGACGGGAGCGAGACGCTGACCCAATCAGCGCCATCGTACGTTGATAGATCCACGGGGGTGCTTATCGACGTGGTGGACAGCACGTCTCCAGCCAGGCCTGACAGTCCAAGCGCGTTCCTGCGACCAAGTGATGAGTTGGATCCATAGAGCCCGCTCGTCCACCCTTCAGCGGGTCGAATAACCTTGTCCGACTCAAGATTCAGCATGGTCAAATTATTGAGGTCGGACATGGAGTCGGCCAATAGATCCACTAGCTCGATAGGCCGAGTAATCGTGTCATGATAGAACGACCTAATGTCCGTATGCGTGCGGGCTCGTAAATCATCTACTTCGACAATTGCAGCGTCGTAGTTGACGTATTGTCCCAAAGGGTTGTCGAAATTTTCAGAGATCGCGATAGACATTAGCTTTCAATAAAATCATTACGAATAACATTCGTGAAATCCGTGAGGTTTTCGATGTAGGTCCCTTGGTCGGACGCCGTGGTGTATTGATCACGGACAAAGGCAAGCTCGCGGATGCCCACGAAGTAGGCGCGATCCTGTTCGAAATTAGCCTCTAGCTCTCGATACTTATGGCGACAGGTCACGTAAAAGAACATGACCGGGAAGTTCTGCTCTACTATCAAGGACTCACGGTTAAGCTGCGAGACTTGATCGGTGATGGCCTTAGCTGGGTTCTTCTGTTCAACGGGGTAGTTCTTAGTAAGAGTGTCCTGAGCAAAGGCCGAGATGAGAAATTCCAGACCCGTGATACGTTCAGCCGGTTGCTGTGTGTATGGATCTAGGCCCAAGCGAACGCGATTCAGCGTGTCCTGATCGATAGTCGAGGATGGTGCGTCTCCCGCTCGAAGGAAATTCTCTAGCTCTTGAGTCGTTGGCGTATCTGCGGTCTGATGAAGGTCATCTAGGTAATAGTCATATCCAAGCTGAAGCGCGTTGTATACCACCCTGACCTGGGACGCCACAAAGGCGTCTCCGGTAGTTTGCTCAGCGTCCAGACGGGTCAGGAAGTAATCGAGAACCCACTTTGGATGCTTCTTGTAGCGGGTAGCTTGGGAAAAGGTGCCTGGAGAATAATGCTGCGCCTGGAGATGAGAGAATTCGATCTTGACGTAGCGGGCCTTGATCGGTTCGGGCAACATGTGCTCTTCGCGCCGGTCGGCGCGATATGTTTGGTATACCGGGGTCCACAGCTTGGACTCCCAATCCGAATCAGAGACCCCTGGATCTCCCTCGTTCGAGTAGTACAGGTTGAAATAGACGCCTGGGGTGATTGGATCGATGAGAACCCGGTCAATGACCGCTGGGGTGTCATTAGGGTTCAAGGTTGCCTTTAGGGTGGGCGAAAGCGTAGGAGCCCCGGCCCAGACATACCCGGCCATATTTCCTACTGCAAATTCTGGATCATCAGGACCAGGATTGGTGAGGATCTGCCCTCGGGTGATACGGACAACGAGGTTCGATCCCGAAGCCGGGGTCCAGGTGTAGATGGCCGCGATGGCTACGCCTACGGCGTCCGAGGGAGCGACCGTCCGCCCCGTGAGTTCGACCCAACTATCCGTTGTCGGACTATTCGATGTGGCTAGGACGGTGCCAACGTAGTCCGTGCCATTCGCGCGGAGCCAGAGCGGAGCCAGTCGGAAGGACGTAGTTCCCGGTCCCGGTGCAACGACCTTCTGTGACACGCGGAGAAATACTTCTTCTCCGGAAGTAACAGAAATGTTGCGAGGATCGTTGGGAGCGGGATACCATCCAAAGTATCTATACGCCGTGCCGTTGGTTGAAGGATTCTTGCTGTTCTCCCAGGCGTGGCCCAACTCATCATCTGTGACGATAGTGCTGCTTGTGTAGTTGACATATCCTCCGTCAAGAACGTCAGAATCAACGTTTGGATCGATAGCTTCATTGGCGACCGCGTAAGTAGTTGTATGCGGGTTGGGGCGAACGTCAAAGTAGAGCGACTCTACGGCATATTTTGAAGGATTTGGCTTGGAGTACCAAAACGAATTGGTGTCGGAAGTGAAGCTGGCAAAGCTGTTGGCCTTAGACCGCCGAACTATCGATCGATACTGGTTGGAGAGGAAGTCTTCTCCCGAGTCGGCCGTGAACGTCATGAGCTTAAAGGCCAGCCCACCAGATTCGAAGTAGACCGGATCATCCGACTGGACTCCGATCCTGAACTGTCTATTCACATACTCGGCCGGAAGGGTGACGGGTCTGTTGAAGAAGATCGGAAGCCACTCCTTCTCCGCTCCAATTACGTCTGAGTAGCTGCCTTGAACCAGATTCGTCCAATAGCCAAGTTCGTTGACATCTAACGTGATGTTAGCCGAGAACCCATTGCGTGTGTCTGCACAAATCTGAACGCCCGTGATATCGGGGACCAAATTTGTCCTAAGATAATTGGTTGGCAGAGCAAAGGTTCGATAAGCAAATGCGGGAAGGGCCTGGGAGCCTTGGGTGTCATTAAAGGATAATTCGATTCCGCTCAGCAGCGTATGACGGAAGGTGATGTCGGGGACAAATCTATCCATTATCCGATATTTCTTCCTGCTCTAAGGTTTTTAACTTTAATCTGATCATCATATGATCGTAGACGGGTAAATCCGATCCTCAGCGCCCGGGACCATGGAAGCTGGCTCTTTAAATCAACAAAGGAAAGCCCTAGCGAAGCCCAGACATTTGATTCATCCATCGATGGATAAAGGATGTTGGAGAACGGCCCGACCGGCTGCGCGGGATGCCATTCTTCAGTCTCTCCTGAGTCTAAGATGTCATATTCGATGTCTATTTGTACCGGGACCTTGAGAATATCGAATGAGATATAGTTAACACACTTGACGAATGGGAAGTGGATAGTTAACCATTCGTCGTCGCTTCGTTCGGCTGAGGCCCAGAAATTGTCGGAAGAATATTGGATCTGCGGCGCTCCCGGCAACTGGGCATAGTCGGTAGGATAGATTCCGTTAATCATGGATACGCCGGTTCCGTTGATCTCCTTTGATGCGGTGATAAACAGCGGCTCGGCATAGTTCGCTAGTGCTTTGTCCGCAACAGAGATGTCGTCTGCGGTGGCGGCGACAGACGAAGCGGTGACCTTCGAGATATTATGAAACGCAGAATAATGATACTGAAGGTCGTTTTGAATTCGTGGAGCCTCCTTTTCCTTCTTAGCTTCGATCCAATTGTAAGGCTTAGAAGGGGAGGGCACCGGCCAATCTATCGTAGGCGAACCGGTGACAAACCTGACCACCTCGGTGTATTCGGACGTGGAATCCACCTGATTCCACGTTGTAACCTTCTTGGTTCCCTTGCCGGTGTACAGGGTTGGAATGGTAGTCTGCGGGCGGATCCTGTCCAAGGCCTGTTGTAGGGTATACTGATCCTTAGGAGCGATAGACACAACCTCGTCGCTCGCATCTTGACCGCCCACAAGCGTTTCGATGAAGATGACGACATTGTTACTTAACGGATTTCCATTGATGTCGTTGTATGCAAGGTTGTTCACTGACTCAAGCTGCGGGACATCCCAATCTGCTAGTTCATTCTGGAAAGTAATAAATACCGGGAAATTAGGTAGAGGGCCGCCCTCGACCTTGACGTTTCCTTCTCCAACCGCATCAATACGTTCTAGTGCCAGACGGACATGATCCCTTGTAGCGTTCCAAGGGATGTCGGTAAAGGATAATGTGCTGGTCCCGTCGAAGTACGAGTAAGTGCCGTCTGATGGGGAACCGTTATAGACTAGGCGGAAGCTCCCAGCATTGGGGAGAAAGGGCTCGCCGATGATGCTGATGGATTGCGTCTCGGACTGGCTGATGGTACGTCGGGGAACGACAACAAACTCTCCGGTCGAATCAGTCTGCCCATGTTTGTCCAGGCCCAGAGGATCATCAGAGCGCACGTCAAAGAGGTATTTGTAGTTCTCGATAATCTCGACATCATGGCCGAGCCCCGCCTTAGCCGTAAGACGCATACCGAATGGCGTGTTTCCGGCTCGCGCTCCGTTGACGTAATCCAGCGCGCGGTTGCGGTAGCGGGCGTTCTTAGCTCGGATCTCTTCCCAGGCATCCTTGTCGAGAACACCATCCGGGGCCTGATCGAAGGTCTCATCGATAATGCGTCCGAAGGCAAACGGGGATCCGAAGAAGCGATCCAAATCGAAGGAGTCAAGACCCATTTCCTCCAAGGAGATGCGAGCCTGGAGATAATCCTTCTTGATCCAGTTGACTCCCGCCTCGCCCAGGAGAGTTCGCATGAACTTGTAGAGATGCGAGTCGGGCGACTTGTTATAGATCTCGTTCGGGAAGCGGTCGAGGTAGTAAAAGGTGTCCTTTGGCCCGCCAAGGGACTCGACCAGGAACGACTGTCTAACGACATCTGAATATCCGGGGATGCCGATTGTCGCCATTTACGACCTCTGCCACGAGTTCTGTGCTCGCGCCCTAATAAGAATTCCTGGCACTGCGGCCCACTGTCTATTAGCGACCCCTGACTCGTCACCTGAACTCAAAGCTTCAGACAAGCGCGGAAGCTCATCATCCTTGACGAAGAAATCTGATGAAAAATTCGTGCCCAATTCGACTCCCATCTGACTCGTCTCAGCGACTCTCGTCGTAGCGACCGAATTGGGCAAGTCAGAGGACCATCTCACGTTGTCCACGCCAGAGACGGAGTGGATCGCCTGTAGTAAGTCAGATAGCTGGATAACGTTGCCAAAATACTGAGATTGAAAGTAATTATTTACTGCAATACGGATTGCGTTGTTGGTTGCCGCTGTATTCGCTCCGGATCCATACATGACGGTGATGTCAAGCTTGAAGTAACGGAGCTTGGCACGATGGACGAGGACATCGGTGGTAACCTGCTTAGAAGCCTCAAGATTGCCTTGAAGGTCTACGATGTTGCGGTCGTAGACATAATTATCCACAGCAACCGAAGTCCCGGCTGGGAATTCGTTAAGTGAGAGCCCAGTTCTGGCAACGTCGGACGGCGAGGTTGCTCCATTAGCATTGGGGTTCCATAGGATTCCGTTGCGAGCGCGGATCGTTCCCCGAAGTTCGGTGACATCCTCGGCGAGGAAGTAGTGTTCGCCGAGGTAGAAAATTGAGGTGTCGGTCGTAGTTGAGATGATGATCTGTTCAGGGAGATCAACTACCGGCTGCCAGTACAGAGGAAATAGGAGATAGCCCAGGGTCGGGAGTGTTGTAGGTTGACCCGCGAGTCGATAATTCTGTTGATAGTATTTACTCGTGGCTGTATTAACGATGGCTGCGGTAGTCGAGGCACCGGGTGAAGGGAAGATGGTAGAACCAACCACCTCGTTCGCTCCATCAACATATACATCAACGCAATTTGTAACATTTATGTCGAAGTTATTTCGCGAAGCCTGAGACATGTAACTATGCTCGAACAGCAAGGTGTCTCCTGGCCGGATGGCTACCACGTCATCGTTTGTACCCGTGTAGACGTTGGTGAACGTGATATTAGGACGGAAAGGTGCGTTGGCGGCGCTCACGTCGATATTCGTAGCGGCAAAACGTCGCGTATCACCGCGATCCTTGGCCGAAGACAGAACGTTCATCCGCCAATCAAATCCCTCGCGCCAGAAGACTGAGCTAGAGCCATTCTGACCGTTAGAGATGAAGTTAGGAACGTTTGAATAAATGTGTTTAGAGTAGGGAACAGTTGACATAGCGGTGGTGTACTCGCCAACCGTACCGAGGCCCAGATCCGGCGATCCATCACTGTCCACGTCATACGCGGAGTTGTCGTCTACGGGAGGTACCTGAATGTATTCCCGGTACCGGGAGATCGGGCCGACAACGTTTACCTTGGTAGTCGTCGCTGCTGAGGCGGCAATAGCGATATATTGGTCTTGGGTGCCAGCGAGGTTTCGGAAGACGGTGTTCTTGAATCGGACCTTAAGTTGGTCGTCATCTTCCTGATCGACTCCTCCCGAGATGGCCGCTTCGTTATTGACCGTGTGGATGCCGTAGACAGGGTTTGCTGCAAACAGGGTGATCTTATTTGCGGCTACGTTGCCGATAGACCCGGTGAGCATTGCCCTCACTGGGGCAGCAACACTAGTCTGTCCGGCAAGTAGGGTGGTGTCGAACGTCGTCTCGAATACGACGTTCTGAAGGGTGTCTGCGGAAACCAGGCTTGATGATTGGTTTGGGGCAATGACCTGGGTTCCGGCTGGGATCCGGATGTCTTGAGTCGAAGGGGATGTTCGCCCGAAGGACACGAACCCGCTAGCGGCAACGGCCTTTTGACGACCGAATCCGAACAAGGCTAGGAAGTTATCTAGCTTGGACCCTACCTTGGAATCGATATCTAAGGCCCCCGAAAGCTGGACGAGATCGACTTGCGCGTCCGAGAGCGCCTGAGCTACCGTGTCAAGGATCTTACGCTCGGGCGTCCCCACCTCGGCCGAAACCGAAGGGTCCAGCAAGCGAAGCTGGGCGAGCATTTGTGCAGCTAGTTCTTGCTGAGTGAGAGCCATATTAACGTGTGATTACTGGGGGAAGGTCAAGGGCTACAACTGGGTTGTTGTCGCGTCCGCTTTGAAGGTGGATGGTGATAGTAAGAGCGTCTGCGTTCTGGGAGAAGTCAATCGAATTCACAGCGGCGAGAACCTCCCCGAGCGAGAGCGTGGAGCGGTTGTAGCGGTCGCGATCTCGCTTTGCTCGTTCGACCTGTTGATTCTGGTAGAGGCTGGCGATACGACGAATTTCGGCTTCGATGCGCAGCTTGAGGTGGCCCCAGTCGGTGCCTGCGATTACGGATTCAACCACCTGTCCGTTGGGCTTTACGCCTCCATCAAGCAAGGATCCATACCATGGATAGGATGGGTCAGTCCCCATCTTTTCTAAGATGAAATGACGAAAATCCTGCACAAGTTTATTTTCATCCGTAACGGTCCCAAATTGAGCCCCGTTTAGAACCAAATCTCCATTATTTACTTGCAGCGACCAACTCATCAGAGATTACAAGAGCGCAGCCCTAGGCAATAGTGGTTAGAATGGCTGTCTTATTCCACTTCCCAGCTTGCCTGATTAGGAGTAATTTATTGGTCGGATCCGAAATAAAAGTGCCGTTTGGCGGGACGGACGAGAACAAGGCGTCAATCTGGGCACTGGTCTTCCCTGCTGTGTTGAACTCTCGTAGAGGGCTCTCGGTGTTGAGTATTTGCCTGCCATTCCGATCTACGACCGAGGTGGCGTCAAGGCGCATCTCTCCCGGACTCATATCCGTGATGGCAAGTTCGTGGTCCAGAAGTTGATGATGGACTCGATTGCCTAATACCCATTGGGTGTTATCGAGGCGATCCCGCTCAATGGTCCATATTTCTCCTTCGATGGGCCACCGAAATCCTGACGGGACCTCGAAGAGCGAAACGGCAACGGTCCCACCATCGCGCAGCGTTCCGGCGACCTCCTTGTTAGGAGGATAGACGTGGGTAACCTCCATCCATTGCTTGCCTAGGCTCACTGATCCCCTAGACCCTTCTGGCTCATCGCGCGGACCATGCCTCTTGAGATGCTCTTGTTCGTTCCGGTGGAAGAAGGAGCCGAGAGATTGGCTTGGGTGGTGAAGCCCGACGAGTAATCCCAGGAATGGTGTACTTCGTCTACGTACATCTGGATATCGTGATCCTTAAACTTCACTAGCCCTCCGGGGTATATCTCCGGCATAAAGGTGAAGCTAAAGGTCGTCATGAACTGCCTCGCCCAGGCCAACATAAATGTCTGGTAGGCGTAGAAGGTCTCAAAGATATGGGAGCGGATGAACGGAGCATCCTCGACATAAGGCCGCGTGCCGTAGCGGGTCAGGAATGCGATAGAGGCGTCTATCGAGCCCAGGAACGGGGTCAAGTCCTTCTCCTTAGTGTCGCCCTGCTCGTTGGTCTTCTTGGCCTCCTTGGGGTCGGTATTCAGGAAATCAGCCGTCCCCGCGTTCAGGACATTCACTACGCCATGGGTGTTTAGCTTTCGGGTGATGTCGATCTGCTGGCTCGGCAGCGTAGCCCCGGTCACGAAGACGTGGGTGATCAGCGCCTCGTCCGTGAGGTCGATATTGCCTTCAAGGACTTCGATGTCATCAATCTCCCAGTAAGGAGCGGTGTTGAAGGCTCCAAAATAATCTGGGTGGAAGGAAAAGAAATCTCCGTTAGGCAAGGTCATGAATGACCGCAACGAACCCTTGGCTAGTTGCTCGATAAATGGAAGTAGTGGCTGATCGTTCATCAATGATCGACCACGCGCATCGTCGCCGCGCAACACGAGAGATTCGGCCGCTGAGACGGCCTGGGGGAAATTCAGTGTGGTAAAGACCGATGCAGTCTTAGCCGCCGCTAGGGCGTCTCCAAAGCCGGTGGAGTCCGGGCCACCGGAACCCGGATCCGAGGCGTCGGTCGGAGCCGTTTCGCCCTTCTGCAAGGCCTTCAACAATGACAAGGGGTCGGTATTGCCGTCCCCGGTGCCGTCCGTTCCGTCGTTTCGCTGGATGAAGTGGACGTGAGGCCCACCACCCGGATTGCCACTGAGGGCGATTTGTGTTCCGCCCTTCACCTTACCAACGGGGTGCAGGCCCGTTGCTTGGACGTGGCCCCAACCGATGATCGTGCCAGCGTTGATGTCTCCCGTTTGCTCGGTGAACTTAAAATGGATCATTCCTCCGTCCGACCATGTGGGAGTCGAGAGGGTGATTTCTCCATCGCATGGTGCGATACACGGCGTGCCAGCCGGTACCCCAGCGTCTATGCCAGAGTGCCAGTGGATATGTCCCGAAGTACTGGTCTGCTCAATAGGACCGCCCTCGGTCGCCTGATGCCATCCACGACCGTAGTGAACGTTGCCCTTGATCGGTGCATAGATTGTCACGCTCTTAGTCTGAGAAGGGTCGCTTGTGGCGGCGGGATCTCCAGATTTGGTCTGCGTATCCACGCCCTCCTTGCCGCCCTTTTGCTGATCTTCTACCGAGGACGCCTTGGCCTTCGCGCTGGTACCGCCATAGGACGAGATATAGCCCTTAGCCTTTTCTACCTCAGCGTTAAACGTGCCGTAGAGCGGGTTGTTACTCAGGGTGACTCCCTGAATATACATTGCCCATTCTTGGAGGTTGCGCCTGAAGGATGGATTCTTATTAGCGGCCAACTTGGCTGCGTACGCGAAGCCGTTTGAGGCAATCCCAAGGTCGTCGTTATCTGAGTACTTCAGAGTGGCCGGATGCCCGCACTTTGCCCAGGATCCGGGGCAGCCCGCGTTCTCTGACGGGCCGAATGAACCACGAGTCCATTGAAACCATCCATTGGCGTCAGAGCGAGGGTTGTGCATGTTGACCCCGTAGCCCGTCTCCAGACCAATAACGGCGAGGGGTAGCTCCGCTGGTATGCCATTCTTTTCGGCTGCGTCAACGACGATAGGAACGATATTCTTAAGTTCTTTGACAGGTCCGGAAGGCGTCCCCGAAGGAGCCGTTCCGCCACCGCCTACCGACCCTGCGCCGATGTAGTCCTTCAGCCATTGTTTGAAATCTTCCGATGCGGCATCGGCGCTCTCGTGGAGGGCGAAGTAGATTTCGTGGATTCGATCCGTCAGCGAAGTTGGAAGCTGTTCGATGAAGATCAGGTCGGGGTCCCATCCGGCGATGTGCTTGAGGGAGGCGAACATTAGGTCTGCCATGGACGCCGACTGTGCTGCCTGGGCCTCATCGACGGGCTTGGTACCGGGCTTTTTCGGATTCTGGATCGTCCCGTTACCATCCGTAAGCCAGCCATAGCGTGCCAGGAAGTTGATGACGAATGGTAGTCCCGGATCGAAATACGTATACTGAAGACGCTTCAACGTACAAGAGGCGCGAAGCGTACATGTACCTGGGTACATCTGATAGTACGGCGTCTGATCCAAGTACCCCGTGAACGACTGGACCGGGAACCCCGGAAGCCGCTGAAGGAAGATCGTAATCTTGTCCATCGGGCGAAACGTCGGATTGCCCGGTTGCGTGAAGGTACGGTTTGGATTCTGGAAGGTAACCTCGGCGGTGCTAACCTGATTGACCTTTCGATGAACGCTTCCGGATACCACCAAGTCCGAGATGTTGTAGGTCCCGGAGTCGGTTTGAATGTAGACATATGCTTTGGGGCTGTACACCAATCGCCGCATTAGTCCGGCTTCCCTTCGCCCTTGCTATAGCCCGCTACTCCGCTTCCGCCTTGTCCGGCCGGACCGTTATCGGGATCTCGTATCCAGTCGATGGACTGACCGTTGCGCGCCGTGTTGTTCACCTGCTGCGCCATCGGATCCATGTACTTAGCAATCTTATTCTTAGCTCCAGAGGCATCCGTACTTTGGGTGTGATATAGGCCTGCGGCTGCGGTCACGACGACGAATTCGAACTGGAACGTGGGAGCATTAACCCATCGCTCGGCCGTACGCTGGATGTTGAGAATATGGCCGTTAAGTGAGTGCCCTTGACGCCGGTGGTTCTGTATACCGCCCGATGAAATATGAAGGTTGGTAGACCACATATGGTCATCCGCACTTGCCCACCTCAGCGCCTTGCGTTGGGTGATGCGGATAAACTCTGCAAGGTTTCCGTAATCGGCTTCATTTGCAACCTGGCCCTGGATCATCACCCGAGGCTGGACGAAGTTGCGCGGATACCATTGCCGATAGCGGTGGGACTGAGCGTATTGTCCAGAGACCTGGAAGTTCATCTCAATGTCCGTAATCCACAGGTGCAGGCGCTTTCCGTCCTGGTCCTCTAGATAGCCGATGCTGTTGTCGGCGTTCGCGGTATAGCGAGTCGGAACGTTAGGGTGATTAACGTAGTACCCTTGGTCGGTGCCGACGACCGGGGCTGTTTCTCCGGGGAAGTTATATTGCCAGGCTGCCATGCAGGTATTACCTGACGGCGCAAGTGGTTTCCTAAGGCGTCTTAGTCTGCTCTGACGATGAGCCTGTGGAGGTCGCTGGCTTACTCCCAACATCTGAGGACTGGATCAAGTCCTTGACATCGCCGCTCATCAGGGCCTCGAACATACTCTGCATCTGCTTGGCAAGACCCTGGAGAGCCACACCAAGGTCTCCAGCCGCCTGACCAGATCCCTGGACCTTGATCCCTGCAATATCACTGGCTCCGGGGTAGAGCTTGTTCTCTTCTTGGGTAATCGTTGCCAGTGGGTCGGAAAATGGGTTGCTTCGACGGAAGCCGATATCGGCGCTGACGCGAGCTTCGAAGTTCTCGATCTGTCCTGCGACTCCGACAGCATTATCAATACTAAGTTCTGCTTGTTCTGGATCAGGGTTAACGACGTGCGCCTGCATCGACCAGGAAGGGACGACGACATCTCGGCCATAGCGCAGCGCTGGGAGTTGGATCGGCTTAATAAACATCGTCCATCCTCGATGAGGGTATTCCAGCTTAACCGCCTTTTCCACATACGAGTCTCCTCCCGCACCCTGGGTGGCCTTCTGCATGTAGAGGAGGAACCATCGATAGATGGCCTCCATTTCTGCGTACGACCGGACATCTCCTTCAATTTGAAGATTGTCGATATTACATGATAGTATTTGCACGACCTCTCCCGCGTATGTCGGATACGCCTGGGTGTTCAAGTTGTATGCCCAGCTTACGCGGTTCATGCCGGTCGTTATCGTCAGGGATCCGATATCCGCATCTACGTCAGGATGAGAAAAGATAAGGCTATGAGACATTATGGACCGGGGGTGTCAAAGCCGCTAAGGCCAGAGTTCCCTTGATTGCTGAGAGGAGATGGTCCAGACGACGAGGCGGCTAGGGCGTTTGGCTGTCCGCCGAATTGGTCCCAACCATTCTTGTTGACCAGCGCCTTGAAGAACTTCGCGGCGGGGCCGGTGAAGGCGACCAGCGCTTGAGCCTGTTGCTCGGCAGACTTGTCGCCAAGTAGGCGGCGGACCTCCTCAACCTGAGCCTTGATGGTTTTCTTACCGTGAGCCTCCTTGAGGTCATCGGCAGATACTCCCGCTTGACGCGCCAATTTGGCTACTTCGTCCCATCCGACGTGTGCCCCACCGTTGCCACTCAAGATATCCATCGCCGTAGCCGAAGAACGCTTCTGCATTTCCTCCGTCAAGCCCCTGTTGACACGCCATCGGATCCCTCCTGACGAGCCGCGCCCGGATCCGACGCTCATTGGGGCAAGGACTTCGCCCTGTGCATTGACCCGATAGCCCTGGGAGTGCGCCCAGCGCAGGCCCGCATCTGATCGGTTAGACATCGCCGCCCCGGCATCGTTATAGGCATTGACAGCAGACTGCGCCGCGCCCATGCGACTGCCGAAGTCTTGACCATTGAGGAGTTTTTGAAGCTCGTCCGCATTCATTCCAAGCTGCGAAGCTGCGGCAGCCATCGCGGGATTGGCTCCAGTCTCGTAACCGATGGTGTTGCCTTGGGCGTCTTTGATCGCTACCCGTCTTCCTTGGGTCCCTAAGGAGCCCGCGAAGGCTCGATAGAGCATTTTGGCTGAGGCGGAAAGTGCCTGACTCTTTACCGAGCCTGGAAGAGACGCCTGCGCAAACGCTGGCAACCCTGTGCTCGCGCCTAGCTGTGCCTGGACAAAGGGATTCTGGAGTAATTGATTGCCCACGTTTGGAGATAGGCCATAGGCGGTGGAAAACTGGCGTCCGAAGCTCACGCCGGACATGTAGTTGCCTCCCGCTGCTTGAGCGGCCTCTCCCGACTGGGCGAGGGCTTGCGCCATGGCATTGACATCAAGCCTTGCGGCTCTAGCGGTTTCGCCCAAGCTGGCAAGCTCCTTATGTAGGTCTTGGACGCTAGCCGTTCCCGTGCGCAGGACTTGGGTAAAGGGAATGAGGTTTTGCGGGTCTACGCCAAACTGGCGGAAGAGAGGTCCCATGAATTGGGTGGCGATGTCCTGACGAGCACCGCCTGAGAACCCGGCCGCTGCCGAGGCAGACACAATCTGTGCGGCCTGTTCCTTATTGATTCCTGCCGAAAAGCGCAGTCTTTGAATATCCATAGACTGACGGAAGCCTTCCGCTCCGGCTTGGGAGAAGGGAGTCTGCATGCCAAAGATGTCGGAGAGGGCGTTCGAGTCCCTACGGAACCCAAGAGCGGATCCGGCATCTCGCATCCCTCGAATGCTGAATCCCTGACCCGCCATATAGTTCCCGGCGCGCTGGAAGAGGTTCCGCGCGGCATATCCATATCCGACGATATCTGACACTTGCTGGAGGCGGGCGGCCTGACCACCAATCCGGTCAGCCCCGGCAATATCTCCTGCGCTCTGCGCCTCAAGCGCCTTCTTCATTCGGCTGTCGCGGAGGATGTTAAAGTAGTCCTGCGCGTTAAGTTCACCGAAGCGGGGAATACGGAAGCCCGTTGGTTCGCCGACAAGAGGCTCGATGCGGTTGAACCAGGGAATAACCTCTTTGCCGTCCTTCATATAATTCCCTTCACCTACATTGGGAAGCTTGGCAGCCCGACGCATCTGATCTGCCCTGTGCTGTTGCTCGGTAAGATTCTCAATGCGGACGCGCTCGCGCTCCTTGCGCTCTTCCTCTTTTCTGGCAGCTTCGTCTCGGTTTTGCCGTGCCGTATCGCGCAAGTTATCCGCAATAGTCTCGTCCGACTTCCCCCGCCCAAAGAAACCCTTAACTTTGTCGATGGTTGAAGCTCCACCGCCGCTCATAAGTTGTTGCTGTTGCTGTTGAAGACGCTCGGTATCACGGACCATCTGAGCATGCAGTTGGCCCATCTTCTTGGCCGTGTCCTGAAAGTCGGTAGCCTTAAGCGCCTGGAACATCTTGGAGATTTCTCCAAGGGAGGCGGCAAGCTGCTGCGCGGCCTGGGTATCCTGGGCCGAAAGAAGGCTTAGCTGTACTCTGATGCTGCCAGGATCATTCTCTTCTGCCATCGAATCTTATGTGACCGGACTTGACAAAAGGGCAAACAAGGGTATACTACCGCCTATGATCGATTTTATTTTCAGGCCTATCGAGTGGATCCTCGATAAGCTTCCCTACTACGGCTCCAATCACAATGGGTCTCCCTGGTGAGTCTGATGGATTCCCAGCAATCCGATAGCTACGTAACCCCAGACCCAAACCACACGGCCGGTGGCTACCCCACGGGTCTTGCACGAGAGAGCGTGCCGGTCGAGGCGATCCGCCGCGCGTTTCACGAGTCTGGCCTCAGCATCCGCGAGCTTGCCCGCCGCTTGAACGTTCATCACTCCAGCGTCGGCCGTGTCGTGAGCACCCAGCGGATCTCGCCCCAGTTCAAGGCGAACGCCGCTGGCGAGACGGTGCGCTACGAGGCGCGAAACTTGAGCATGAATCGTCTGCGGGCTGAGCGTTACCTCAAGGCGATGGGCTACGACCCCAAGGACTGGCTCCCGGACACGAGCGTAAAGACCGGAAAGCGACCGAGAACCCAGACAGGAGAGAACGCATGATGACGAGCGATCTGATCGTCGCCGTGGTGTTGGCGGTACCGAACCTGATGCTGGCTGCTGGCTGTCTGTGGCTGGCGGGGCGCTCCTAGATGTCATCGCCTTCCCAGCGAAGCGACAGCCCGCTTACGGACGAGCAGCGCGCCAATGCGCTCCGCGAGGGCGCGAAGAACGTGGCGGCGCTGCGGGCTGACGGCCACCAGGACCTCGCCGAGGGCCTGCAAAACCTGCTTGACAGCGCCGCTGCTAAGACCGGGGAGCCATGCGACTTCTAATCGCGGGCTGGATCTGTGGCTGCGTGACGGCGCTCAGTCAGGCGTGGTGGTGGGGCGACATCTACTTGGCGTTGTCCATGCTGCTTATAGGCGTTGTCCTGACCTTGACCGCATATACGGCCGTCAAATCAGACACCGAGCCGAGCTAGCTCGGCCATCATACGTTCGACATCGGCTTCTGTCTGAGGGATCTCCTCGATGATTTCCTCTTCCGGATTATCTTCTTCGCCATAGACCTGGGCGTAGATATCCGGATGGGTTGCGAGGAGATGATCCTTAAATTGGTCTACTCGGGCTTGTCCGCGAGCGTCTTCATCTGCTCGGATGAGATAGGCGACAAGCCTGAGTTGGACTCGGTTGAGGTTTCCAGAGAGTCGCCCTGTTCGTTCAAGGAGTCTCGCGAGGGCCAAGAGGTCCGCAGACTCCGTTGTGATAAAGAATCTACGGCGTCCAGCGCCTCGGCCTGTTTGGAGAGTAGCTCGGTGTAGTGACCGAATAGGAACTCTCCGATAGGCCAGTACCAGTTCTCGGTCATCCAGTTGAATTTAGCCCGAACATTATCTTGGATGTTCGGCCCGATGGATGGACAGTAGTTATCGTCGCCATCGACGGCAACGATAGCCGCTGCCAGGTGTGCCCAGGCATACGCCTTGACCTGACCCAAGGAGTCCTGATATTCCTTGGCGATCAGGGAGGCGACTAGCTCTTCGTCCGCACGTAGCGTGCGTAGAACCCAGTTGTGACCCCATTTAGAAACATGGGCTTCGAGATGCCCAAGCCACATGAGGCCTTCGACGGACTGAGCTACTTCTGGAGGAAACTCATCAAATGGGACGGGCAATTTTAACTAAGACTTGACTGGGAGAGAACGCCCATCACGGAGCGCAATCGCCTGGTTGGCGTCAGCGCCGTCTCGCGTGATGTGCGTATACATGACTGTAATGCGCTTGGTGACTTCCATTGTCCCAACTTCGATGGTCTCCCCGTCCTCCACATTGGAGATAATGCAGTTGTGGAAGCGCTCCGCATATGGAGATGGCTTCACGCCACGAATCGTCGGAGGAGAAATAAGCTTAACAACGGTGATCGGATCCGTCTCTGCCGCCACCGCAATAAAAATGTTTACAAGGTCAACCGAGCCTGCGATCAGCGATAGGTGATCCCAGACCTTGTGGTTGTACAACTCGTAAAGCTCAAGCGTGAGCGTTCCAGGATTCTGTGCCGCAGGGGTAATGATTTCCAGCGCATACGGCTCGTCCAAAGGATGGATCGGCGTAGGACCAGGACCGACCGGAGTCGGAGAAACGTGAGCGATCTGTCGGCAAAATCCGATAGGCTTTGAGCGCCAGAAGAAGGCGGTAAAGCCCGAACCGCCTGTACGGGTACGCGCGCCGCTAACGTCGCGAGAGTAACCTGAAATCGAGTCAGCCATTGCTATTTCTTACCTAGACGGCAGCCGTAGTTGTTGTAGTAGTTAGTGTGTTATCCGTCAAGTCCAGCGAGAAGATAATCGTGACGTAGTTGAGTGGGAACGCTGGGAGGTAAGAGAATCGAACCTCAACGGTGGTCGGATCGGACGCGAGAACGCGAGCCTGGACCCCCTTGTAGTCCACAAGGTCTCGACGTGAGCGCAGCGCCTCAAGGACTCCGATCACCGCGTTCTTCACGGTGAACGGGGCATTGCCGTCCGCAGGCACGTTGCCGATGATCTGCGTATCAATCGTGTTTCGGATCGAGTCGATCATCCGGTGCTTGGATCTCACCACTGAGAGTTCACGACGTGCTGTTGCCGTGTTATCCACCGTCAGCGCATGGCGGACCTGGAGGACAGCGCCCTTCTGCTCAACAACCATGAGACCTGCGGCAGCGTCAGCGTCCTTCGCTGCCTTGTCGCGGGGATCCTCAACGGTCTGGAAGCCCGATAGCTGCTTGCGGGTGAGCGGGGTAGAGACCGGGCGGGCAGCAAGCATTCCCGCAATAGCTGCTGCGGCATACTGACCACCAACCACGATGCTGGCCCCGGTAGAAGGAAGGGTCCGGCCAAATCGTGCGGGGGATACCAGCACAGTTGCCTCGGCCTCGGTGTCTCCACGAGTGCGGAGAGCCGCCGCATGACCCTGTAGCTCTGACTGGAGCACACTATCCTCTCCAGCAATGACGACAAGTAGTTGTCCCTGGGCCGCCTGATAGCGGACGTGATCCTGTGCAGCTTCAATAAGCTGAAGTTGAGCGGCAGCGTTCAATCCCGATGGGAAAATCGGGACGACCACGTTGATGTCTTCGATGTCTCGAAGCCCGACTAGCGTGGTCTGGAAGGTCGCAAAAGCGTTAACGTCGCCGGAATCAGGCTGACGACGGGTGACGTTGCCATTGGCATCGGTGTCTACCTCGAAGAGCGGCTGGACCACGACGTTCTGCGCGCCGTTTTCAAAGGCGATGGTAGCCGCAGCGGTGAGCGGGGTCAGGATTCCGCTGGTGTCGAAGGCTGCGCCGTAGCGATCCTCGACTGCCGCAAGGGTGTCGAGCCGGGTAGCAACAAAGTACTTCTCGGGAACGTGGCGGAAGGTAAATGCGAGGACGCCGCCGTTGGTCTTTAGGCCCGATCCATTGACCGGCGTGATTGTAAAGGTCAGCTTGTCGCTGGATAGCGTTGCGGTGAAATCAGCGCCTTCAGCATAGACACCGTTGGTGCCCGCAGTCGGGTCAACGAGATCTCGGACCTTCTCGAACGAGGTGTTGGTGTCAACCTTTTGGAAGATGGATCCGGCTGGAGCCGAGATCGTTTGGGCCGTCCCCGAGGCCGGGAAGGTAAGCTGCGCCGTCTTTAGCTGATACCCCTGCGCCAAGCCCACAAGGCAGACCTGGGCTGAAGTAGCTAGGATGGTATTGACGGATGGCGAAAATAACTCTTGGACGTAAACGCCAGGGGGTGTGTAAGCAGAGGCCATAGTTCTCGATTATTATCCCTGTTGCGTCCAAGCTTTTTGTAGTTACACGTCATACTCCCCACGACTGGCGTCGTAGGCGTTATCTGCTTGTGACCAACTAGAAGAATCTGGCGTGCCTTCCGGCCTTGACTCTAGGCCATCTAGGTAAGGATAGACATTGACCTTCTGAACCGTTCCGAATCCATCAATCGCTTCTTCAGGTGGCAGGCTATAGAACTCGCCCATGATTCCGACCCGGTAAGATGATTGGTATACAAGTTGGTCTTCTGAGAGCCAGGGCTGAGGCGTCTGCGTCTCTCCCATAGGGGAGAGCCTGTCCGTGTTCAGGTTGAGGTAGTTCCAGCGGTGCTTGTTGCGCGGGTCCTCGTCGCTCCCCGGAGCGCCATTAGGATCGGCTTCGATATTGATGGGGTAGTAGATACGCGAGAAGAAGTTCTCGGTGTACTCGGCCATATCCGGCATTGACAGAGTTTGGACGAGCGTGTCGGAGATAAGGTCTCGATCCAGCGACGACAGCGCATATACACCGAATTCAATGTCTCCGTGGTAGAGATAATGGCGGAATTTAAAGGCCACGGGATCGTCTGACTCCACGAATAGGAACTCCACATGACCCACGCCCGCGTTCTCTATAGAACGCTCTACGAAGCGTACAACTATGGCCGGATAACTAAGTTGAGATGTGGGAAACTCGATGGAGACCTTCGTTTTCCGGAGCTTCGAATCGGGGTGGTTGAGAAAGACTTCTCGCAGAGCCTCGACTATCGCCGCCTTAACGTAGCTCTTGTAGGGGATGGTCCGCTCAGGAAGTAGAGGCATTAAAACCAAGATTCGGGAGAGGTTTGATTGCGGGTCTGATGGACGATCAACGCAGAAAAGGCTTCGGCGGACTCCCGGTCGTGCTTGATCGCTTCCGCAACGGCATCCCGAACGATCTCGACCAAGAGCCGGTAGATTTCCTCTTCTGAGCGGACTTCGCCATGACGGGCGATAGCGTCCTGAATCGCATACTTTACGAGATCCGGGTCGTAACGAAGCTCTAAGTGATCGAAGGTGTTGGGTGTGTGAAAAATATCCCCGCCGAGATAGTAAGGTTTGCGGGTGTCGGCGTTGGCGAATTCCACAGCCGCGCCGAGAATTGTTTGATAAGCTAGCTGCTTAACTGGGTAGTCGTCATACATCAGCGATCTACCTCTACTTCGTAGAGCACGTCGTTGGTAGGGATCAGCGCCATCTCGAAGGTCTGGTTGATCACATGGCTGTTTCCAAACGACTCTCCATACTCCTTGCGGCCTCTCCGATCCAGCCCTCGCATCGACACCGGGTTGACGTTCTTAGCTTCAAATCGCTCGTGGGTTTCGAGGATGTCGCCGTTTGCCGCCAGCGTGACGTTGATGAGCAAGTCATTGTCGTTGATGTTGGGCCACCAAGGAGCGATAGCTAGCGCGCTCTGTACCTGGAAGATGGGGCCTCCGACCGTGGACTTGTAGAAGTCTTCGGCTCGATCCGGCTCGATGATGTAGGTCAAGGTTCCTGGCCCATACCCGCGATATTTCGGAGCTTGGATCCAGCCCGCACCAGGACTTATTTCGGATACGACGATCTCGCCGTTGGCGTCATACCACTCGTTGTCCGATAGCTCGATTCCGACATACCCGACGCCATGAGAGATAGGGTCATGGTTGCGAGTCTGTTCGTAAACCGAGTCGTAGACGGGAGATTTGACTGCCTCGCCGTTTTGAAAATCGACATCGTTGTATCGATGCTTGATGACCATCGGAGTACCCATCCGGTGCAGCATTTCGGACGTAGAGCGACGACGGCGAGCCACATCCCGAGGGACGTTGGGCTCGCCAACAAACCGTGTGGATCTGCGGCCAATAAAAATCGGCATCAGTAGTAGCCTCGATTGATGCCGCGCGTACGCAGAGGAGCGGGAAGGTTGCGTCCGGATTTGTTGGAGATAAGCTGCTTGGACGTATTCAGGCCGAGGAACTGTCTCTTCCACATCTTCACGAGGTGGTCATAGTGCTGGAACTCGATTTGATAAATCGTCCCCCAGCGCTGTAAGTAATCCCTACGATCTTCATACGTGACCTGTCCTCCGGTTGGCAACGGCTGCTCCGTGTAGCTCCGCATGAGATGGCGGATGACCGCTATGAGCGTTCCCTGCACCAGGAGGGTAATATCCGGGTTGGGATTGTTATTGATCGGCGTAGCGAACTTGTCGATGTTGAAATGGGTGGGCGGGTTATAGACGTTAATATCGAACAAGGCTTCTTCGATGAAATTCTGTACTCGGGATGGGCTGAAAACTGCCAGGGTCATATCCCTCATCCACGGCCCGCCGTCGCTTGAGTCGAAGAGATCTTCGAGCTTCCTCCAAACGCGAGTTGAGACCTCATCTTCCAGCGTTAGGATATCTGGAGCGAACGGGTTCTCGATAATGAAGTCGCTGCGAATTGATTTGATCGACCCGTTGCCCAATGTAAACTGAGCTACGACTACATAGCTGCCTTCGATATCCGTGTCGGTGAATTGAAGGTACCCGGAGTTATCATCCCCCACCTCGCCCTCAATGGTGAAAAGGTCTCCGTTGGGCTTTTGGATGATGAAGGAGACGGCAAGAATCTCGTCAGGGGATTCTGGCGCATCCTCCTTATCATAAAGGTATGCATACAATTCTGCCGTATCCCCAATGTTGAGGATCCTCTGATCTCCGTCGTATCCTAAAGGCATGGTCGCCTATTACGTTTCGGTGGTGACGGTATATGCGGGTTTCAAGACATATTTCTCGTCGTACGAGCGGATTACATCGTCGCCTCCGCGATGGAGTCGTGGGATGGTTTGGATGTAAAGGGCTCCATCGTAATAGGTGATAACGAGATGCTTCTTGACGGATGGGCTAGACACGCTCCGCGCCAACATGGCCGTTCCGCTCTTGGTCGAGACGGTGATCGGGGCTGTGCTTGCCAGGCCAGATCCGAGCATATCTGAGGCCCCGAGTCCAGACTTATGATAGACGTACGCAGGCATTCCGCTGGCACGCATGCCAGCTTCACCGGCACCAGTCTTCAGGCGCGTAAATGAATCCGGACCCTTGGCTGCAAATGCGGAAATACCACTTCCGACCTTGGTGTAGGTGAGCGACTTAACACCGCTCGCTGCGAACGCGCTGACGCTGATTCCGGTCGTGGTCTTGACCAGATTCACATTGCCCGTGGCCGTGAGGTCGGTGACAGCCCTACCGGTCTTGCTGTAGGTGGTGGATCCTGGCGAGACAATTGTCTTTGATCCGCTCGCCATCGGGACGAGGGCACCCAGGCCGGTCTTGTTGAGATTCGCCAAGCGCGGCCCGGATGCGATTAGATCGCTGGCGGCCGCCCCGCTCTTGGTGCGCAGGATGATGCGAGATCCGCTGACGACGCGCGGCGAGATGCCTCGCCCTGTTCGTATTGTCTGGGAGATCCGAGGACCCGCAGCGGTAAAGTTCGTGATCCCAGATCCGCTCTTGGTGAACGAAATTGACTTGACGCCCGAGCCGCTGAACAGGGACGCCGCCGTCGCCGTCTCTTGAGAGACACTGGTGAAGATCTTCACGCCAGAGGCGCTGAACCCGCGAGCGTTGGACAGCAGCAGCAGCCATCCTGTCGGCGTACCGGTGCCGCCCCGCCCTCCACCGGATTTAATAATGGAGGCATCGGTCTTAAAGCTCGATCCACTCGCGATAGACTGAAGAACTCCCACTCCAGTCTTCGGCGAGATGACTTGGAGATGCCCAAGACCAGCGCTACCGGACTTCGTGTAGGTGACGCTTAGGCCGCTATAGAACTTTACTCCGGAAGCAGAGAACGCCGTTACACCAGCGCCGGTCTTGGCGATGACCGACGAGCCGAGGGTCTTGGTGCC